GAATAAAGGATACAATTGGAAACAGATATCCCTATCTTGTTGTTATGGATAGAGGTTATCCTTCGACACCGGCATTTTTGAATTTTATAGATGATGGAGTGTATTTTGTAGCAAGACTAAAAACAAGTGACTATAAGGTTGAACAGAAAGAATTAAAATCAAATGAAGAATATATTAAATTTACTGATTGTATTCTTATATATGAACAAAATATTCCTATATCATTAATTCTTAATGGATTTAGAATGTTTAAAACTGAGAAGTATTCTATGGCATCTTTTGATACTAAAGAACCATATAGTGATTATATTCTTAAAGTATATGGTAGTGCTATTACAGAGAATGCTTTGATGAATTTCTATGAATTCGTATTAGACCCAATTACAATAGATGTATTAGAGCAATTAGAATTACCTACTAACATAATTGATTTATACATTTATGCTATTAACTTATTAGCAGATTCTCAATATTCTGCTCAAATAGATCAGAGATTATCAAGAATAAGATGTGGAGAAATAATACCTGCTATTCTTTATGAAAGATTAGCAAAGAATTATGTAGAATATAGAAATAGTAATGGTGCTAAAAAATATACAGTACCACAAAATGCAGTAATACAAGAAATATTAGCACAAAAGACAGTAGAGGATTATTCTACTCTTAATCCTACATTAGAGATGGAGCAGTTACATGCAGTATCTACTAAAGGATTTAGAGGAGTAAACTTGGATGATTCTTATACTATTGAAAGAAGATCTTATGATAAATCAATGACAGGAATAATAGCAGCAAATACTTCTCCTGATGGTGGAGTTGGTGTATCAAGAACTTTAACTATGGAACCTCAAATAACTAATATTAGAGGTATAGTAGAAGATACAACTAATACATTTGAAAAGCTAGATGATGTAAATTTATATTCAGCTGGCGAAATGACAATGCCATTATGTAATGCTATTGATGATCCTAACAGACTGGGTTAAGTTGTGGCTCAGTCTATAATAAACCTCTTTAATTGCTGGGATATCTTAACTCTAATAAGAGAAAGACAATCAGCATCCAAGACTCTATTTATATAGAGTAAGGTTCAACGACTATCGAAAGTATAATATAGAAGAAATATCTATATGAATAAATGAGTAGAGTACACGAGAGTGGAAACGGGAGGCTATTTATATTTGGTAATAGAATATAAATAGAAGATATAGTCTGAACTATATAGAGATATATAGATTAACAATTCCAGCACGCGATCAAGCAGAGTAAGCACGTTATTCCTGTTAAGAAATCTTCTCCAGTTCTTATTTCAAATGGAATGGAAGAATCTTGTAGATTCCATGTAACATCTAACTTTGCTATTAATGCAGAAGAAGATGGAACTATTATAGATTATGATGAGAAATCAGGAATGATGATAGCTAAATATAAATCAGGTAAATGTAGAGCTATTGATTTATCACCTAATATAGTAAAGAATGGTGGTGGTGGTTTCTTCTTATCTAACCAATTAGAAACTAAATTAAAAGTTGGTAGTAAGTTTAAACAGAATGATGTATTGGCATATCATAAAGACTTCTTTACTAATGATGAATTTAATAACTGTAGAATGAATATGGGTACATTATGTAAAGTGGCTTTAATGTCATCATATAATACTCATGAAGATGCTACATTTATTACTGAAAAAATGTCACAAGATTGTGCTACAGAGATGTGTTTCTGTAAACCAGCTACTGTAGGAAAAAACTCTAATGTATTTTATATTGCTAAAAAAGGTCAAGAGATAAATATAGGTGATCCTTTAATACAGTTTGATACATCATATGAAGATGAATCAATAAATACATTATTGGCAAATCTTGGTGAAGAAGATAAAGAGAATATATTAGAGGGAGCTAGAAATGAGATTAAGTCTAAATATTCAGGTATAATAGAAGATATTAAAATATATTCTACTGTAGAATTAGATGACTTATCTCCTTCTTTAAAAACTATAGTAAGCAAATATTATAATGAAATAAATAGAAAAAAGAATTTCTTAAATAAATATGACCCAGAAGCAAAGGATAGTGTAGTTAAGTGTGGTATTCTTTGTAATGAAACAAGTTCTAAGATAGACCCTAATATGTATGGTGTTATTAAAGGACAGAAAGTAGAAGATGGAGTTCTTATAGAGTTCTATATTAAACATACAGAACCATTGGAAGTAGGAAGTAAGATAGCTAACTATACTGCTCTAAAAAATACTGTATGCGAAATTATTCCAAAAGGTTATGAACCATATAGTGAATATAGACCTGATGAAGAAGTATCTACATTTATTGCTACTAACTCTATTCTTAACAGAATGGTACCAGCTATTCTTTATGTCACATTAGGAAATAAATGTATTATAGAATTAAAGAGACATCTTGAAGAGATATATGATTCTAAGAATATTAGTAAATGTAGACCTAAGATGGAAAAGATGATTTATTCATTCTTTGATGCATTTGATAAAACAGGAGCTAATACAAAAAAATATTCAAGTAAATTTAAACCAATGAGTGATCAGATGTTTAAGAGATACTTTGATGATTTCTTTAGTAATGAAAATGCTTATCTTATTTTAGACATAGTAGATTATGAAAGAAGAATTACTATGGATGATATAGAAGCTGCTGCTAAAGTATTAGATGTACCATTATATGAGAATGTAATAACTCCTTTTGCTACTATGGATAAAGAAAATGCTGTAGTTACACAAACACCTGTACCAGTAGGATATCTTAATGAGAAGAGAACTCAACAGACTGTAATGAAGAAGAATGGTATTAGTACAGATATTAGTGAAAGATCTGCTATTACTAATCAGGTTACTGGTAAAGATAAGAATGGTAGAGAATCTGATTTGGAGAATATAATGCTTATTAACTGGGGATTACCTAATGTATTAAAAGAATTGAATTCTGCTAGATCTGATGACTCTGTTATGAAACAGCAAATGTTAAGAGATATAGCATTAAATGGATATACTAAACTGGAAGATATGGAAGATGATGTATTTAATAAGACAACTTTAAATGCTGTAGATACATATATGCTAGGAATGGGACTTAAGTCTGATTTAGTAACAAATGGATTAATGCTTCCGAAGACAATAAAAGAAGAATTATAAAAAAAAAGAAACTCACTAGAGATTAATCTGGTGAGTTTCTTAAATAGTAATGTGATATTAAGATTCCTATACAACTGGAATCTTAATACCGAACTTATTCTCGAAAGCCTCTAGGAATTCTTTATCTTTCTCTTTATTGAAGGTGGTATCGGTATTCCACCAATCAATTTCAGACCATGTACTAAAGCCATTCCAATATAGATGATAGATATTACTATTAGCTAGAGTAGTGATTGTGAATATACCTTCGATATTATCGAAGAGGAATTTAACAACCTCTAATGCTGAATCTGAATTTACCTCTTTGAGCTCTCTGTTGATAATAACTAATTCTTTCATTTTATTTCTCCTTCTGAAAACTATTTTATTATTACACGAAAATGATATATATATATATATATCTAAAATACGGATATAAATGAATTATAAAAAAAAAGAAGCTTACTAAAAATTAATCTAGTAGACCTCTTTAATATGTAGTATAGAGAATTCCTTACTTTAAAGGAATCTCTATACCAAACTTATTTTTGAAAGCATTAATAAAGTCTGAATAATGGAATATATCGTCATCCGCTTTACTGAATGTATTCTGGGATATAGTTCTATAACCGTTCCATGATGCGTATCCTAAGTTATATGATACATCGTTTATCTCCATACCACAAATGTTCATATTGGTAAGTGTACCTTCAACACCATTAAATGTAAACTTTATAATCTTAAAGAAACCCGTTTCATTCTCTTCTCTAATTTCAGTACTAACAATAACCAACTCTTTCATAATAATCTCCTTTCAAGATTAATCACTTTTATTATTACACGAAAATGATATATATATATATATCTAAAATGCGTATTATAGAAATTACCCCTTAAAAACATAGGCTTAATATACACTTTGAAAGAAAGGTGAAATAGATGGCTGTTAGAAGAAATCGTAAACTAGATGTAGAGAGTTTAACATCTTCTGTAGATTCTGATCGTTCCTTTAAAAAGCAACTAATTAATATTAATAATTTAATTGGTCAAGCTAACTTATCTCTTTATGGAACTGATAGAACTTCAGATGTTGATTCTCTTAACGATAAATTTAATGCAATATTATCTAATGAGCTAACTGGTATTACTGGAAAGGATGATAATGAAATTACATCTTTTCTTAATCAGATAGTATCTACAGACAATAAGTATAAAGCTACTGAAGATATTCTAAATAATCAGTTTGGTGATTTAACAGGTAATGAATATTCTACTATGCAATCATTTATTTATGATGCATATAGAAATAGATTATTACAGCAATCTGATTTACATGAAGTATCTTCTCAGTTAATTGAATTATCAGAAGCTATAATGATTACTAGAGATGCTATTATTTCTGCTGATACCGTAGAAGGTAGATTAAATAGATCATTAAAGTTTGATAATATTGATGAAGATGAAATTGATAATTATACATCTTTAGTAGAAAATATGGAATTGAAGTTTAAGCTATTAGAAAAAATAAAAAACTTCATTATTCCTAAAACTCTGGAATATGGAGAGTACTATGTGTATGTAGTTCCATATTCTGTATTATTTAATAAATTTCATCAACAGAAAACAAGAAATCTTTCTAATAGTGGAATTCTTAAAAGATATAATGAATCTACTGTGTTGGAAGGATTTAATAATGTAAGAAAAGATAATAAGCTTTCTGATTTGGATGTATTCTTAGAAGATTGCTATAAGAAGTTTAATATACAAGAAGAAACTAAGAGTAGTAATGGTTTAAATAAAGAAGTTAATAAAATAAATAAAGACGAATTTAAAAAAGACTTAAAGAATATAATGGAAAATATTATTATATCTACTGATGAAATTCCTATTCCATTCTTAGAAGAAGGAATAGAATCAATAGAATATCTTAATAATCAAAATAATTCTGTAGTTACTGAAGATAATAACTTATTTAAAAAGGTTATTAAAAATAATAAATCTGATGGTGGTGTTAAGATTAATAAGAAAGGGGAATATGATGATATTGGTGATTGTTATTTGAAGATGATAGAACCAACTAGAATTATTCCTATTCAGATTATGAATACTACACTAGGATATTATTATGTACAAGATGAAGATATTACTCCATTATCAGGAGCTGTTTCATCATCTCTTTATTTTAGTAGGTTTAATGAACACAGTAGACAGCAAACTATTATTGATAGTCTAGCAGAAAGAGTTGTACAGCAATTCAATAAGCCATTCTTAAAAAATAATTTAAAGTTTAAAGAAGCTATAGTAGATTGCTTTAATTATTATAACTTAAATGAGAATAGAATAAGAATGCAATTTATTCCTGCTGAATATATAATACAATTTAAAATAGATGAAGATATTAATGGTAATGGAACATCTATGATTAAGAAATCATTATTCTATGCTAAATTATACTTAATGATTTTATTATTTAAGATTATGAGTATTATTATGTATAGTAATGACCAAAAGATTAGCTATATAAAACAATCTGGATTAGATAAGAATTTAGCTAATAGAGTACAAGAGATAGCAAGATTACAACAATCAAGACAAATTAATATTTCTGATTTATTTTCTTATACTACTCTTATTAATAAGGTAGGTAATGGTAATGCAGTTTATATGCCTACTGGTAGAAGTGGTGAAAGACCTATAGAAACAGAAATATTATCAGGTCAGGATGTTCAGTTAAATAATGACCTATTAGAGATGTTAAAGAATGCATATATTACAGGTACTGGTGTTCCAGCTGCTATTTTGAATTATCTTAATGAAGCAGATTATGCTAAGACAGTAGAACAGAATCATTCTAAGTTTAATGCTAGAGTAATTAATTACCAATTAGATTTTAATCCTATTATTACTGAGATGTATCAGAAGATAATGAGATGGTCTACTAATATCGGTGAAGATAAAATATCTAATTTCACTTTTACTCTACAGCAACCAAGGTCAGTATTAATGAATGCTAAATCTGAGTTAATAGGACAGTATAATTCATTAGCAGAGTTCTTAGTTGGATTATATTATGAAGATCCAGGTTCTGCTGGTGACCCAGAAAATCTTAATGCTCAAATAAGAGAGTTTAAAAAGTTATTGGCTAGAGATCAATTACCAATGATTCAATTTGATGATATTGAAGAATTGATTAATAAAGCAACTCTTCTTAATAAAGAAAGAAAACTTAAACCAGATCCAAAGAATGGTAATGATGGAGATGATGATGGTTTAGATGAAGTAGATGATGATTTAGATAATCTTCATATGTAAGAAATATTAAATACTAGAGGAACATACAAAATTCCTCTAGTATTTAACTTTTTTATTTATTTACTTTATCAGCAATCTTATTAAGAACTGGAGATTTAGACTTTCTAAGTCTATTAAAGTAAATCTTCATTCTCTTAACTGCCTGTGTATGATACTTTCTATCAAGCTTAGCTCTAAGAACCTTTCTAAACTTCATAAGCTTCTTAAGCTTTCTATAATCAGCATCATTGTTAGCAGCAGCACATACATTTATTGCAAGTGCATAAAGCTGCTTCTTCTTTGACTCAGCATCCAATCTAATCATCATTGGCTTATTATACTTAGCTTCTGAGAAGTAACTATCATCGTCATCTTCAGAGTATGACTCAATAATCATCTGTACATCGCTATCTGTCATAAAACCTTCTCTAATAGCTGTATCTGATTCATTCTCTACGAAATCTCTCTTCTCATCTGAGTTAAGCTCATCATTAACGAGAAGTGTAGTAGCAGCCATTGACATCATATCATCAGCTTCCATCTCTGCATCAGAATCCAATTCCTCTTCATCCGCATCTCCACCGATTTCATCATCGAGTTCACCACTAAGTTCTCTATCCAAATCTGCAAGATCTTCATCATCCAAATCATCAACATCATCTAGTGCTGAAAGGTCTGAAATATCATCAGTACCTACATCATCTGATGCACCATAATCATCATCGTCATCATCATCGCCGTAGCTAGAATATCTTCCACTGAAAGCATCCTCAGCATCGTCGTCATTATAACCATAATCATCGTCATCTTCCTGATACTGCTTATTTGGTTCAACACCATCAGCCTGTACAAACTGATCATCAATATCTGAATATTTATCTATATCGTCTGCTTCAAAGAAATAATTTGACTTAGATGGTAGTGGTCTTGAAAGTAACTCATCAATTCTACTCATTTTATAGTAGTCCACCTTTCTTAAAATAGTTCATAATTATTTATGTGTTTCAGGAACTAAAAAACTTCTACGACTAATTCGTTGGTATGTATCCAATTATCTCGTGTATAATCATACCCTGCCTTCCATTTAGTAACTATTGTTATTAGTCCAAGTTCAACATATCCATCAGAATGATATCGTTCTCCAGTAGTCTTATCCCATATAATACATCTAGCAAAGCCATCAGTATTTTGATAATCCTCTATAATGAATTGATATACATGACCTTGGAACTCTAATATTCTTTCATTACTCCTGAAAGCATCCATAAAAGATTTTATCATATCTATACCCTTTCATAAGTATAAATTTATGTAAATGTGCATATATTACTTGGTATAATCACTATTACAGGTAGATAAATTTAATAAAGTAAGGACTTAATTAATTATGGAAACAAATGCATTTATAGAAAAATATGTGGATTCGATGAAAGATGTAATGATAAAGATGAATCCAGATTTAGATGAAGATAAAATAGAAAAGGTTATAAGAGATACAATAGAAAAGAAAATACAAAATCCAGTTGTTACATTGGATAATAATTATACAAGAGAAAGTAGAGATACAAATTTATTATCAGTATTAAATTGGGTAGAGAATAAAAATCCTATTATTGCTGGTAATGGTACATTTTATAGAAATCAGCATATTGCAATGAACCCAACGGCTGTCATGCTTGATAATTTTGCATCTCAAAGAAAAGCATATAAGAAAGAGATGTTCTCTGTAGAGAATACATCAAGTAATGAATATAAAGATTTAGATAGAAAGCAGAATAATGAGAAGATAAATATGAACTCATATTATGGTGCAAGTGGACTACCATCATCTGCATTTTATAGTAAGTATAGTGGACCAGCAACAACGCATACAGCACAAGAAGTAATATCATCAGCAGAAATGTTATTTGAAGGATTTCTAGCAGATAATTATATCTTTTTAAATACTACTGAATGTATTGAATGGATTACTACAGTAATGAAAGATTTTGAGTATTGTGATGATTTTATTAAACAACATTCATTATCAGATGTTGCTAATAGGTTATATGATTCTATATTGGAACCTGATGAAACTTCATATGAAGTATTATCAGATTATTTATATTCATATAATGAAGAAGAATTATCATTTATTTATTATAAGAATAATATATTTGAATTTATTGGTGACCATGAAATAATCAAATCATTATTCTATTCAATATTTAGTAATATAAATAATTTATCTTATATAGATAAAGATAATACTGATTGGTTTATTGAAGTACCAGAAGAATATAGGAATGATTTTATTGGTAAGACTGTTAAGGATTGGAATAAGTTCGTTAATAAAGAATATTTTATGGATCCATCAAGTCCACCAGAAATTATAAGTACTGAATTATATAAACTAACAGAATATATGACGAAATATGTTTATTGTAGATATTTATCTTTTGATAGAATATATAGACATAGAAACTTTAAAAGAAGAGTAGTAACTGTAATTGATACGGATAGTAATATTTTATCTATAGATACATTGATTAATTACATATTTTCATTTATAGATAAAAATGGATTTGATAGACCAATAATGAATAATGAATTTATCTGTATTAATATTATGGCATTTATCATTACTCATATAATAGAAAATTTATTATTGTATTTTGGTGAGAATTCTAATATACCTGAAGATTTTAGACCTAACTTTAATATGAAGAATGAGTTTTATTTTTCTAAGTTAATAATAGGAAGTGCTAAAAAGAGATATATAACAAAGATACTATTAAGAGAGGGTAATCTATTAAATCCACCTAAATATGATATTAAAGGATTTGATTTTAAGAAATCCACAACTTCAGAATATTGTGAAGAGAAGTTTATGGGATTAGTTAAGAAATACTTAATAGAGAATGATGGAGATTTCGATATAAAGAGTATGCTTAGGGATATATATGTATTTAGAGACGAGATAATAGATTCTATTAGGAATGGTGAAAATATATATTTACCAACTGCATCAGTTAAAGAAATGGCTTCATATACAAATCCTTATTCAGAAGCTTCTGTTAGAGGAACTACTGCGTGGAACATACTAAATCCAGATAGTCAAGTAGAAATACCATCAAGAGTTAGTATATTAAAATTAAATATATTTAAGCCTGATGATATTAATAACTTGCGTATAACAAATCCTCATGAATATTCAGTAATAATGGATTCCATATTTAATGATACAACAGGAATGTTTGTACAAACTAATAGTAAGGGTGAAACTAAAATAGTTGGAATGAATGTAATAGGAATTCCTCAAAATACAAAAATACCTAAATGGTTAGATCCGTATATAGATTATAAAACTATTGTAAATAATATTTTAAGTCCATTTGTACCAGTATTGGAATTATTTGGTATTAAGACATTAGATGAGGGTAAAACTATAGGTAGTATAAATAGGAAAACTAGTGCAATTTCAAATATAATAAAATTCTAATAAAGATATATATCATTTATTAGTAACCAAATAAAATTAAAAAAAGGAGATTGGTAAAATATGGAAGTTGAATTGAAGAATTATCTGAATTACTAGAATTAGACTTTGCAAGTATTCTATTTGCTTAATTGAATTATAGATAGGATTGATAAAAAAATCCTATCTATAATTATTTATTAAAGGAGGTTTAAAATGAAATCAAAAGAATTAGTTAAAGAGTTAAAAGAGATTTATAATAATCTCAATAATGAAGAAGTATTACATAAAGCTGTTAAAATGCTTGGTAGTAAAGATTTTCAAAATCTTAAATTATCTTTATTCAAAGATTTAGATAATACTATAGATGATGAGAGTATGAAGTTATTGAAATATATCTTAAAGATATGCAATTATATATACAATAACACTTCATATGGTACAGGATTGGCAGATTCTGAATATGATATATTATTATCACATTATCAGAATATTACAGGAAATAATATAATTACAGAACCTATTATGAATACTGATAGTACTGGTAATCATACTTATACATCATTACGAGGAACTTTAGATAAGATATATAAAATCACTGAAGATGATATTGTTAGAAATAAATCACAAAGTACTTTGGATGAGTGGATAACTAAAACAGAGAATAGATATAAAGATAAGACTGGTGACGATATAAATCTACTAGATGAAGAAGTTTATATTATGCCTAAGTTTGACGGTATATCTTGTGTATTTGAATGTGATGAAAATGGTAAAGTTATTAAAGCTTTAACTAGAGGTGATACTGAAAGAAATATTGCTAATGATATTACTTCATTATTAAAAGATGCTTTTATTAGTCATAATTGTAACGGTACTAATCATGGAGTTAAGACTGAAATAATGATGACTGACGATAATCTTGAGAGATATAATAAAGACCATAATACAGATTATAAGAATACTAGGTCTATAGTAGCTGCTATATTGAATAGTAAAAATTCTACTAAAGAAGATATTGAATATTTGACTATAGTACCATTAAGATATTCTTATATTGAAAGCGGTAAAGAGTCTTTACAATATATCCCAGTAGAATTTTTAGAATATCCTCATATAGAATGTAAACTATCTGAGATAGATAAAATACATGAGTTTGCATTATCTCATAAATCTGTATATCCAGGATTAAGATGTGATGGTTGTGTTATTATTTTATCTGATACAAATTTGCAAAAAATATTAGGTAGAGATAATGATATCAACAAATATGAAGTTGCATTTAAGTATACCGAAGAGATAGGATATTCAAAAGTAAAAGATATTGAATTTACTACTGGATTATTTGGTAGATTAAGTCCTGTTGTTATATTTAAAGATATTAAGTTAAAAGGTAATACTATAAACAAAGCATCACTTGGTTCTTATAAGAGATTTAAAGAACTAGAATTATGTAAAGGCGATGTTGTAAAAGTAGTATATGATATAGTCCCATATATTGAATATGATGACACTGACCCATCTTGTAGTAGAAGTGGTAATAAACCTATTAAAGCTCCTGATAACTGTCCAGAATGTAATGAACCATTGGAATTAGAAGATGACGATAGTGGTGAATTAAATATTCTAAGATGTACTAATAAGAATTGTCCATGTAGGATAAGAGGTAAAATATTAAACTTCTGTCAGAAGATGGATATAGGAAATATTTCATATAGCACCATATCAGATTTATATAATGAAGGATTACTAAGATCCATACAGGATTTATATAAGTTATGGGATTATACTATTGCTATGAAGACTATAGATGGATTTGATGATAAGAGAATAGATTCTATATTATCTGAAATAGAAAATCATATGGAAGTAGATTTACCTACTGTAATTGGTGCTATTGGTATAGAAGGATTTTCATTAAAGAAATTTAGAGTAATATTTGATTATATTTCATTAGACGAATTAATTAAATATTCTAAGGAAAATAATATTTATGTTTTTATGACTATTCCAGGAATTAAAGAAAAAAGTGCTCAGAAGTTAATAGATGGAGTATTAGAGAATTTAGAGTTAATAGAGTTTATTAAAACAAATTTTATTATTAAAAAGAGTAAGAAATCCAAGAGTGATTTTACACTATGCTTTACTAAAGTGAGAGAAGATGATGAACCTGGATTAAAAGAGTTTATAGAGAATAACGGTGGGGTAATTGATAATGATTCATTTACTAAGAAGACTGATATATTAGTTATCCCATATGAAGGTGTAATATCAAGTAAAGTAGATAAAGCTGTTAAGTATAATATTCCTATAGTTACTATAGATAAATTAAAAGAATATATTTCTAACAACTTTAAATAAAGAAAGTGATGCTTGAGCTCACGTACTCAAGCATCGACAAATTTATTTATCAAGGAGGTTTTCATGTCAATTTCGCGACAAAAAGTAGTCACAGGGTAAGTGTGACAGCAAAACAGTAAGCAAGAACCACAAATGTAATCAAGGACTTTGTGTTGTAAGCTTTCAGTTACTTTGTACTATAATGTAGATATAAAATAAATTATAACTACATTAATGGTATGTTGTATATATTTACATATTATTTTAAAGTAGCCAAATAATAAATATTTTCAATAAGAAAGGAAATCAAATGGGAAAAGTAAGTATTGATGAGAAAGTAGCTAATACAATAGAGAGTATTAAAGAGTGTATTGCACTTTCATGTAATGTAAAGGAGTTTGATGTTACATTAGTAAAGAAGATTAATCCTAAAGATGGATCTATGGGTACAGTAAATGCGATATTTAAAAAGAAAGGAGATAATAGAACAACAAGACAGTTGACTGTATCGTTGGATGTAGATAAGAGAACTGGATTAAGTCACATAGTAATATTGAATGTAGATAAGTTAAATACAAATATCTTATTCAATACAACTGGAGATAATCCTATTGCAAAGATAGAAAAGTATCTTCCTAATATAGTTTCATCAACACAGGCTATATTATCAAAGACATCAAAAGTAACTCTTACGAGGAAATAATAGATGGTCAGTGATGAGTTGATTAATAAAGGTAAAGAATTATTTCGACTGATAGATGATATAATGCTTAAAAGGGTTAATTATATTGGAGTCGGAAGTGATACAAAGAAATTATACAAACCATATGGTGATGCTGATGATATTGGTACATTCACTATATCTATATCATTTTTTAAAGATAACGATGATGAATATATGAATCTATCATATATAATGGCTGGTGATAATGACGATAATGGAATAACTAGGTTTAACATAAATGTAGACCTACCATCAGATTTTAAACCAGAAATAACTTCACTAGCTGTAACAGATACATGGTTAGGTGAAGAAAAGAATATAGAAATAATAAAGTAAGCGAGGTAATAAGTAAAATGGATGAGAAATATTTAAATGATTATAATGAATTTGTGGTTGAGGATGAAGAGCATATAATTCCAATTTGTTCATCAGCAATAAAAATATTATATGAGAAGTTTAAAGTTCCGTTGAATGATCCTAAGTTGATAGCAGTTATAGTAGAAAGGACATATAAGGTTATCATAAATACTCTTAAATCATACGAGAGTAAATTGAGTGAGTTTAAGCTTAATATATGTGATAGACTTGAAATTGGTTATACTACTAATACATCAGATGATGATGAGAAGCAGGGTAACTATATGATTTTTATGAATCATTTAAATAAGTCTGTAAAGGATAATATAAGTGATGATGCGAATACTCCTACTGAGAGAATTACTCAGTGGAATATTGAGAATGTCATAACACAGCCAGGTATTATTAGAGAAATCAGTAATGCTGTTATCGAAGATCTTAAATCGATAGATGTTCATATCGGAATTAGTGAACTGGTAATGCCAATATTTATTACAGTATATGAAGCTACTGTAAATTATGTTAGAATCAAAAGACAAGAATTAGGTGAATTCGAGTTTGAAATTAATTTCATTAGTTGTTTTCATATTGGTTGCATGGAGACCGAGGATGGTTCTTCTATCTATATCAGACCAAATATTGAAGCTAAATTACTAATGAAAGATGACCAAGCAGCAACATCTATTCATGAGTAATTGATTAGATGGATTGAAGATTTGAAATATAATCTTCAATCCATTATAAGTAATACAATATATTTTTTTGAAAGGGTGATGATATGAGGTCAAATTTATGTCATTATGTAAATAAATGGGAGAAAGAACTAAATATTCCATTATTGGAGAAATCAGCAGATAAACCATTAGTAGAATATGTAAAGGAAGCATTTAAATCTCTTGAAATATTAAAACCGATAAAAATAACTGGTTTTGATTATACAGAGAAAGAGTCTGAAATAGACATAAATAATTATGTGTTCCGTAGAGACAAAAAGAAGAAAAAGAAAGAAAGATATGGTATTAAAGCTATAGGTGATGATAGAGTGGGAAGACTAACAGTACATATTGAATTAGCTCTTCCTGATACAAATCCATCTACAAAAGCTCATGAATATAAAATACATAATATATCTAAATCTATTCTAATACCATTACAGGATGAAAATGGTTATTATGTAATTAAAGGAAAGAAATATTATATTATATATCAAATGGTTGAAAAGTCTATTTACAATGTAGGTAATAGAATATCTCTAAAAAGTCTAATGCCTGTAGATGTAAGAAGAATACCAAAAGTAGTACAAGATATAGATGGAGTAGAATATAAATTACCATTATATACTGTAGTAGTAGTTAATAGAACTATTCCTGCTATGTTATTCTATATGAGTAAAGGAATTAAATATGCATTAGATTATTTAAATCTGGATGGTATTATTGAATTTATTGATAAGATAGAAAATAAAGATGATAGTAAAATATATTTCCAGTTATCTAATTCTTGTTATATGCAAGTAGATAGAGATATATTTGATAAATATACTTTTGTTAAATCTGTAGTTATGGGAATAATACATATTAGCTCTAATAGAGTTAATCTTACTAATCTAAATGATAAAGCATACTGGATTAAAAAATTAGCAAATCCTGCTAATTATGAAAAAGGTTTAACTGTATTAAAGTATTTTGATAGATTGGTTGATGTTACAACTTCTAATATATTAAAGATACCAGAGTATTATAAAGGTGGTTCATATAGTGTTGTAAAATGGGTAATGCAACATTTCAATGAATTACGATTAAAAGATAATAATGATATCAATAATAAGAGATTGAGATGTAATGAAACTATATCAGCGTTATTAACTACTAAATTTAGTGAAAGATTAAAGAGAGTTATTTCATTAGGAGAAAAAGCTAATGCAGATAATTATCTTGAGATATTTAGATTCCCTGGAGATATATTAATACAACAAATGCAATCATCGGGTATATTGAGATATGATGATGAAGTTAATGATATGAGTATTTGGTCTAAGTTAAAAGAAACAACTAAAGGACCTCATGCTATGGGAGAAAAGAATAGTAATGGAGTTGGTATTAAAGTAAGAGATATTCATCCATCTATGCTTGGTAATATTGATATTATCGTATGTGGTAATTCAGACCCGGGTACATCAAGAACTCTATCACCATTTGCAAAGATACAAGGATTACATTTCGATGCATCTATAGAACCATCTGATTTTTATTATAAGATTTCTAAAGAAGTCAATGATAAATGTAAAAGGAATGGTGATATATCTGTAATGGTTGAATTTGATAATCCTACTGATTTCTATAAATATATTAGTGAATTAGAAAAATTTAATAATGAAAATATTTCTATTAGTGGAACTTCGAGAGAAGGACATTATGATGTGGTTTTGGGAAGAACTATTGATATGGATGATTCATCTAAACCGCAAACAATTAATCTTGCTAAAAAGAAATATAATGAAAATGGTGAAGTAGAAGAGGAGACAAAAGATGGCGAATAATATTTTATTAAAGGCATTAAGGGAAAATGAATCTGCTAAAGGGAAAAAGAAAGATGATTTCTTTGATGCAAATGCGTCAACTATTTCATATAGCACAGGATTTCCTGTGCTTGATTATTATTTAGGTTATAAAGTTAATGTATATGATGATGATGGAAAATATTTATATTCATATCCTAGTGTAGGAATTACAGCTGGTTCATATGTTTTATTTATAGGTAAACCATCAACATCTAAAACAGCGACTGCAATAAAGATTGCTTCTAACATAGTAAGAAAATTTGAAAATGGATTAGTAATTCATTTTGATTTGGAGCAGGCTTTAAATTATTCAAGAATACAAGCTTTAACTAGAATACCTATGAATGAACTTGAATCTAAGTATGTATTAAGACAAGAAGATTGTACTCTTGAGAATATGAAATCTACTATCATGAGATTATATCAAGAGAAAGTAGAAAATCCAGACCAATATATGTATAATACAGGATTAAAGAATGAATTTGGAGAAGAGATTCAAGCTTTTGTCCCTACTGTTATTATACTAGATTCAATAGCTACTATTACAATGAGTATAGATGGTAGTGAAGCTAAGAAACTTGAAAAGCTAGAAGAGATATCAACTCAGACAGATAGAATGAGATTAACTGGAGAGATTGGTAGGTTCTTTAATGAAATTTTACCTTATTTAAGAAAGGCTAATATTACACTAATAGCAATAAATCAAATCAAGACTAACCCACAGATGGGTATAGTAAAGAGTCCCGCTGAGATTTTAGGGCTTGGTCAATCGGAAACGCTCCCGGGAGGAAACACTCCAAAGTTCTTAGCTCATATACTTCTCAAGTTCGTTGCAGTTGGTGGAGAAAAATATAATGAAGAAGATGAGGGTTTCACCGGATTTAAAGTAAGAGTAGAAATAATTAAATCAAGAGTATCAGCTGCATTGAAGAACGTGGAATTGATTTACAATTCTAATGTAGGTATAGATATGGTTAGATCTACTGTTGCGTATGCTAAAGATATGGGATTGATAGGTGGTAATAAAAATGGTTATTACTTCTTATCAGATAAAGATGAAAAATTCACTTTAGCAAATATGCCTCAAGACTTTAAGAATAATCCTAAGTTATTTAAGATAATGAAAGATAATGTAATTCCTCTGTTAGAGAAAAATCTATCAGGTATTACTCCAGAAGAAATGGAAATAGCTGATGAGGAATTAGATTTCTATAATCTATAAGTGTAGAAACTATTAAATAGCTTCTAATATATATTATCTATTAGGAGCTATTTGAATAATTATAGAAAGGGGATAAAATAAACAGTGAATGTGAATCAGAATTTAATTGGTTCAATTTATACATTACGAGATGCAAGTTCAACATCAGATTGTGGTCACAACTATATTATCATATCAAATAATCAGAATATTAATAAGTTCGTACAGGCTATGCCTATTACTTCTATGAGAAATAAAAAAGTAACTATAGAAGTTCCTATTAAGTTAAGTAATGGATTAGTGTCTTATATTATTCCATATAGTATACAGACATTTACTAGTACTGAATTAAAAGTTGGAAAGTTTAGAGGAGTTATTTCCGATAGTAAGTATATTACAAGTAAAGAATTTATTAACTTATTGATGGATATGTATTTAGTTGAGTCTAATATAGGTGATGTTGATAAAGATAAAGTAATGAATGAATATAGAGAATATTGTAATAATTTTTGGAAATTTCATAAGAATGATACAGAATATCGGGAAGTAGATAATGATGTAAGAAGTAAAGAATTCGATTATATGTATAAGGCATTGAGATATTGGTCGGATAGTGAACTCGATATGTATATTAATAATGTAGATAGCGGTAATCCTAATTACTCTTATAATAAGTTGGGATTTAAAGATTTTAGAGAACAAATACAATTTACTTTTCAAGTAAAAAAGGAAAGGGAGGCAAGGCATAAATTAATACAGAATATGGCATAAAAATATAATTAAGGAAGGTGATGATTGACAATGGGAGATAAAATTAAAAAGTTTTCACTTATAGACTCTTTAAAGAAAGCTGATGCAGAATTAACAGGTTCACCATCGCTACTTGGTATTACTGCTCTCACATATCCAAATTATGTAAGTTCCATGAGAGCAAATATGTTTACTAGTCATATTAAGCAATGTATGACTTTATTACATCCAGATGTACCTTATCTATTTACTAATAATGAAAATACTATTGGTAAATATTCATCAGGATATAAAGAAGCTAAATATGATTATGAAGTATATAAGAAAGTATATAAGTTTGATGATATTACTGATAATCCATTTGTATATGAGATGTTTGTATATAATAAAGATAAGAATGAATATGATGTAATACATAGAAAAACTCATGAAGACCTAACTGAAGCATTTGGATATGCATATAATAATGAATATATAGATAGTCTTGAAGAAGGTGATGAAATACATAAAGGAGATGTATTATATAAATCAACTTCGTACGATGAATATATGAATTATGGATATGGTAAAAATGTTACAGTTGCATATTCATTTGATGATTTCTCATCAGAAGATGCTGCTATTGCTTCTGAATCTGCATGTGAATTATTTGCATCTATAGATTCAGAGGTAATAAATATAAATTTAAATAATAATGATTATTTATTAAATTTATATGGAGATAAAAAGCATTATAAAGTAATACCTGATTTAGGAGAATTCTGTTCTGGTAGAATAGCTGTATCACGAAGGTTATTTAATAAACAGACATTATTTGATTTTAAATCAGATATGCTTAATACTATATTAGATAGTGATAATGTATATTATATTGGTAATAATAGTAGGGTAGTAGATATTACTATATATAATAATGCTGAAGAAAGAGATGAAACACCATTCTATCAGCAGATAAATAAATATATTGATTCACAGAATAAATATTATAATGAGATAATAGATATATGTGAAGAAATAAGAGACTCTGGAGCTAACTATACTAATGAATTAGATTATGTATATAAGAGAGCATTAGAGATGGTTGATACAGAAAAGAGATGGAGAGAAAAAGATTCTATATATGATAATATGAATATTAAAATTACCATTATGAGAAAAGCTCCATTATCAAAGGGTAGTAAAGTAACAGGTAGGTTTGGTAATAAATCAGTTATTGCTGTAGTTAGAAAAGATGAAGATATGCCAATAACTGAGGATGGTAGACGAGTAGATTTAATTCTTAATATGTTAGGTATTATAAATAGAACTACTGCAATGCCATTGTATGAGATGTTTATAAATTCCGCTTCTCGTAAAATAAGAGCCAAGTTATCTGAGATGAAAAGTATCAAAGAACAAGAGAAGTTGTTATTTGATTATATAGGGATTTGGAATGAAACTCAAGAAGATGAGATGCATCAATATTATAAATCTTTAGATAAGAAAGATAAAGAAAAATATATTCAAGATGCAATATATGATGGTATATACATACATCAAACTCCATTATGGGAAACCAAGCCTATATTCTACAGATGTCTTGATTTGATGAAGAAATATCCATTTATTAAGAGAGATATATTATATATCAATAAATGGGGTAAGAAGCAAAAAGTATTAACTCCATCTATAGTTGGTGAAATGTATTGTATGAAACTAAAGCACTCAGATAAAAGAGGATTTAGTGCAAGAAGTACTGGAGCTATTGATGATAAAGGATTGCCATCAAGGAGTTTTAAATCTAAAGCTCATCTTGAAAAGGCTTCATCATCATGTATCAGATTTGGAGAATTTGAAACTCTTAATTTCTCTATAGCAGTATTACCAGAAGACTTAGCAGTATTCCATGCATTGTATAGAACTTCTATTAAGGGAAGAAAAGATATTGTAATGTCGATGTTTGATGAAGATGGAATCAGAACTATAGATAATAAATATACATCAAGAGTAGCAGAGATCTTTAATGTTACTCTAAAAGAACTTGGAATAGAAATAGACTTTATGGATGATGATTACATTGGTCCTATCAATGATAGTAACTTAGTTACTCATACATTAAGAGATAAAACTATTCTATGTAGTGATTATAAATTCTTTATTATAGAAAGAGTAGATGAAATAATACAGAATATATATAAGGAGGAACCAATAATCACTAATGATGTATTAAAATCTAAAGTAATTGATACTTTAAAGAATACTAAGTATTTAGTTGGACCAACTGAAGAAGAATTAGAGAAATTAGATATTAATGATATTATAGATTTCGTTACCAAATAAAATATTTAACTAGAGATAAGATTGAAATATATCTTATCTCTAGTTATTTTATATATTAAATGAATTATAAAAGTCATTAACTTTTTTTACTGTATTTGGATTTATATTTGCATATATTACATTATTCTCATCTCTGATAATAGTGTGCTTTCTCTTAGAATCAAATCCTACTATATTTGAAATATTTAAATCAAATGCTTCCATTATTGCTTCTACATTAGAATCTTTATTAGCTTCTTCTAATATCTCCTTAAGAGGAATTGTCATTCCATTAATAACATCAGTAGGAGATGCTACAGATTCTGTAAAAGTCTTTAATGTAACTTTAGGAGCAGATGTAGCGTGGGCAACTGCATGTGATGGGAACCAAGGTGCATCATATGTAATCAATCTCTTCATCATTACATATGGTTTACCATTTTTATTTACCATCTGAGCAATAGCTCTAGCAGAGAATTGAGGAATCCAACCAGCAAGTACTTCTTTACCAAATCCTTCACCAACAGGACCTTGGGCTGACTGTATCTTAGCAGTAAGCACGTTTCCTACTAATTTAGGTTCCATTATCTTAAATGCTCTCTTTTCTGGAGGTACATCTTGTATTCTTTCTGCAGATAACTTCTCATCTGTTGTAGTAGGCATTGGGTGAGCAAATTCACCAAACCATCCACCAGTTCTTAGAAGTGATTGTATCTTTTCGCATTTAATACACTCCATTACATTACTAGCATCATAATATCTTTTATTTCTATTCTCTACATCAAAATCCTGAAGATTTGTATCAAATGTAATATAGAATAAATCAGCAGATTTATTTGTATTCATATTAGACACTCTAGGATTATCAGAAACGCTTTCAGATATATACATAAATCCCATAAGATTATCGTTTATCATATCTTTAATTTGCCTTTCTTTATATATTCATTTATATTAGTGTTAAAATACAGAGAATTACCAGTGATCAAACTACTAATGATATTTTACTATTATACTTAGTAGCTTTATCTAATAACTTAATTATAGACTCATCTGTAATATATTTCATAACATAATCATTAGTTACTATTAGATTATTTTCTATAAATGTATTATCTTTAGCTATTGCTTGAAATATATTAGTAGCAATCTGTTTAGCATCTTCATCTAATTTAATTAATTCATATTTAGAATTTATCTTACTTAAAGATGTCATCATGTTATTAATTTCATTATCAATTAATACATTTATAAAATTTAATAATCCTATTGTAGCTTCCACTTTATCTAAATAATCTAACTCTTTTGATACTGGTTTTAGTTCTTCTTTAATTCTTTGAAGTTCAATAAATTTACTTTCTTCATTATATTTTTTAGCAATGTTATGAAATAGGGTACATATATTATTAACTACAAATAACCCTAATATCAAATACATAATACTCATAATTGAATAAAAAATGTTCATATAATAACCACCTTAATATTTTATAGTTTATAGTTCAGTTTCTTATCTATTTAACCATATAACAGAAAAATAATACCATATGTAAAGGAATAGAATTAATTATGATGAAATCTTATTTTTGTTTAATATCGAATGAATATATAAAGAAACATCCAGCTGATACTGGGTGGAGATATGCTAAAGAACATCAATCAGAATGGGTTGATGCATCATCAGTATTTCCAGAGAATATACCTAACTGTAATTACAACTTATATATGAATTATTTTGTACATCAGAACAAGGTATATGATATAGTAAAGATGTATGCAAGTATGGATGATCAAGCAACGGTTCATATATGTGTAGAAACACCTAATCCATGTGATATTATTAGTTAATATAAGACATTTAAAGTTTATACTGATTAGAAAAAACTAATCAGTATAAACTTCTTTTTATATTATTTCATTTAATGGTTGATATAGGTATTTTTTTATATCGATACTACTAATTTCTTTATTATAAGTAATACTAATGAATTTACTTGTTTTATCTTCTAATGGTAAATTCTTATCAAATATAAATGAATATAATTGATTAGTTTCATTTACTTTTTCTTTTTGTATTTTTCTTTTTTCATCTATATATCCATTTACTATCTCTACTTTTATATTATCACTCTTTTTTAAAGTTTCTTTAATATAATTAATCGTAGACTCTGGATGTTCAATATTACTAGGAATATTAAATACTACTCTTATATTATCATAAGCTTCTCTTTTAATCATATTATTAAAACCATCTATAGATTCTTTTAATTTATCTTCATTAGTAAATACTTCATTATTGTAACCTATTCTAATAGTTTTGTAATCTTTAGCTAAAGTATTTTCTATATATTCATGGGAGTACTTCTCTTTATCAGTATTATATTCTACTATATAAAATCCTTTTCTTTCTTCTTCTCCATATCTCCATCTACTAAAACTTCCTATAGAGAAAAACTTGTCATCTGTTTCTATATTTATATGATAATGACCAAAGTATACTTCACCTTTACATACATTATCTAATTCTTTAGTAGTAAATACTTTAGTTTTTTTTCTTTTATCATCTGATTTATTATCTATATGAACAGATAAATCTGTCATTACTTCTCTAATTACTCCGTGACCAAATACATAATCATACTTATCATAGTTAGATAAATACTTATCATAATAATCATCTATATTATTTACATGCTCTTCTGGTAGATATAAAATATTTAAATTAGGTAATAACTCTTCATCTGATACAAACTTAACTACTTTTACATTATCATATATTTTCATTACATTCATTATATCATACTGATTACATTCATGAGATTCTGTTCCATATACAAATCTCAATGGTATATCTTTATCTTTACATACTTCTATTAAATCTTTTAACATCTTATAACTCATTTTAGCAGCATTATCATTTAGATAAAATTTATGATCAAAAAAATCTCCACATACTATAACAAAATCTAATTTAGTATCTTTCTTTATTCTATTTATAAATAATTCAGTATACTCATTATATAGAGTTTCTAAATCCATAGCACCCACATGAATATCTGATATAATATACCCTCTATATTTCATAATAAATTTCACTTTCTATAATTATTATACTAACAGTTATAGAGAATATCACAAAAAACACTGGTATAAGCTAGGATTTAGATAAGAAAGGAGGTATAAAGATGGCTTCAAGTAGTGTAAATTATATAGGAAGATCGGGAGATATTGGGTCACATTGTAGTGCTGGTCCAGATACAAAAAGTTTAGCATTCGATATTCCTTCAGTAGGAACTGGATTATATTCTACGAATAATAAATTTATTCAAATTCCTCAAGGGGAACCATCTACTGTACCACTGGATAAATTGGTAAGTCAGTTAAATAAAACGGTTTTTTTACCAGATGATAACCAGACTCACCATAATATACTCGAAACTTATTCAAATTATTATAATAGATATAAATTACCAAATCCTAACATGGCGTTACAGAAAGGATTTGGTCATGTATTTTTTGTAAGACCCTCGTGTAATATATTGGATGAGGGATATAATTTATTACCTGAATTACAAGGTAATGAAGAATTTAGTCATATTGCAACTTCATCACCATGGGTATTAAGAAACCTTGTTGCTAATAATGGACAAGACCATGATTTTATGTTATTAATGTCTAATTATGCACAATCATTCTCATTATCGGATGAAGTTCTTTCTACAAACTCTTATGGTACTTCATATACTGGATTTAAAATAAGTTATGGTAAGACTGTAAATGAATCAAGGTCTGCTGGTCAGTTTAGTATACAATTTGGAGATGATAGAAATTTCCATATGTACCAAACTTTAAAAGCGTGGGTATCATATATTAGTGGATGTTATAGAGGTAATATAGCTCCATTATCAGACACAATTAAACAGAAAATTTTAGATTATGCCGCAGCTTGTTATTATATCGTAACTGCTGAAGATGGTGAAACTATTATTTTCTGGTCAAAATATTATGGAGTATTTCCAACTGATATACCGTCAGCTCAATTAACATGGTCTGCTGGTAATGCAATCAAAGACCCAACGATGGATGTTAATTTTGTATTTTCGTTTAAGAGAGATTATCATCCAAATACATTACTAGAATTTAATTATAATGCTAGAATGGATAGCAATAGTTCAGTATATGCTCCAATATATGATGATAAATTATTAACATCAAGTAATGGCATGGTTGGTGCACCATATATAGAAACTATTAGGAATACTGATGGAAAAATACCAGTTGAATATAAATTACGATTTAGACCAGAAACTAATTATACGAATAATAGAATAAATAGAAGTGGAACTTCTATTGCTAATACTCTTAGTAGAGGACGTACTAGATTTGGTACTGGTAATCATAAAGTTATAACTCCATCAAGAAATAAATCATCTAAAGGTAAAAGAAGAAGAAAGTAGGGAAATATCTATATGGCAAATAAAAATAATATTAATAGGGATTATATAGATAATTATGCTGTAAAGGAATTTGTTACAAATGAATTAGCAGATAAGTATTTTGAAGATATAGACTTAGATTTAAGAAATGTTGGTATGTTTGGTTATACTACAGAATTAATTTCTAATATATCAGAAGATACATTTAATACAGCATCTGTATTATTTAGAGAAAGTTTTCCAAATAGAGCAGAGATAGAAGAGTCTATATATTCTCATGCAGCAATATTTCAATTAGATGATGTTTTATCTAAGGCTGCTTCTTGCAAGTTTATTCTTGTATTAGAAGAAGCTGCTATTATTAAAAATATGAAAGCTAGTACAAATCCTGGAAATAGAAATACTTCTTATTTTTATATAGATAAGAATACTACGATTTATGTAGAAAATATTCCATATGTACTGGATTATGATATTATAATAAGTATTGTTAGAAGAGTAACTAGTAGTGGATATGATTATTTATTCTCTGCTAGATATTTTAAAGAAGAATTTAAAAATAGTTTATCTCATGTAAAAGACCCTTATGTTAAAGTAAGACGATCTAGTGATGGGTTTATTGCATTAGAAGTAGAAACTCACCAGTGTATTAGAGATGAAAGAAATGAACAAATTATCACTAATAGTGAAATAAATTATCCAGTAGTAGATTTATCTTTTGAAGGTAAATTAGCTGGATTTGAAGTCTTCTATACTTCACCAATTACTAATGAAGAAGTTCAAATGAAGACTCTCATTGTATATTCACAACCATTAAAAGATCCATTTTGTTATTATCAGATAATTCAAGAAGGTGTATTAAGATTATCATTTAACTCAAAAGATACATATTTTATGCCAGAATTTAATTCTAACTTGAGAATTATTCTATATATGACAAAAGGTGCTGATGGTAATTTTGATGTATATAAAGGAAAGAATATATCATTAATACCATCTAATGAAAAATATAATTATGCTAATTCTTATTTAACTGCTGCTATGCCAGTTGGTGCATCTCAAGGTGGTAGAGACCAGCAAGGTGTTGAAGTACTAAAAGCTCTATCAGTAGAGGGATATAGAACAGCATTAGCATTAACAACGGAAAGTGATTTACAGCAGTTCTTTAATAACTATAAATATAGATTTGGTAATTCAGATATTTTATTTATTAAAAAAAGAGATGATGTATATGAACGAGTATATTCTGCATTCATGATTGTAAGAAATGATACATACATATATAAAACTAATACTCTTAATTTGAATATTAATCTATATGATATGACTAATCCTGAAAAGAATGTATTTATAATAGAACCTGGTACAGTATTTACATGTACTGATACGTCTGGTAATGCTCAATATTTTAGAGATACTACTAAAAATAGTACATATAAAGCATTATATGATGCAGATGTTGGAGCTAATAATACTCCATATATAATACCGGGTACATTAGACCCATCTGTAATTCCATCATATCTAAACAGACCATGTTCATTTGCCCAATGGAAATCTCGAAAAGGATTAAAGGATACAAAATTAGTATGGGAATTAACAGAAGATGATTATAAGAATTATGATAATCCTGCACAGAAGAAATTTTTATTAATAAATCCATTTCTTATTAAATTTACTAAGAGTCCTAATCTAGTATCTACATATCTTACATATGTAAATAATGTATCTACTTTAGATTTTACTGATGTAAATAATGAGATGTACCTACAATTTGTTAGTTATAATATATCTGTAAAGAGAAGATTTATTAAAGAAAAGAAATATGAGATTATGTGTAAAGTAACATCTACAATGACTGTAGATAAGAAAGCATATCCACTAATTAAAGTAGATAGAGAAGATGCTGATGGTAATCCAGTATATCATTTAAATGATAAATATTCTTTATCAGATAATGATATGAGAGTACTTCTTACAGTAGTAAAAGATGAAAAGATTATTTTCTATACTGAAATGGTACCAACAGAATATGATTCAAATAGTGATAGTTTTTTATTCAAATCTGAAATATTTACAGATGACCATATTACTTCAAATGGTCAATTAAGATTATTATCTGGTAAGATTTATAGAAATCCTACTAATGGAGAATATTATAAAGTACATGAAGTAGATAATAATTTTTATTATAAATATGATAAAGATGGTAATATGCTCATGGATAATGTTCCAGTAAATGATGTTACATCTTTAATAAATACTGGTACTATAGTTAGATTTGAGAATCTAGTTAATATGACAGAATACGATGATATTATGATACCTATAGATAATACTGTAGTAAAAATATATACTTTATATAAGAGAAACTATTCTGAAGTATTAGGTGGATTGGTAGAAAATGAATCTAGTATGACCGATAACCCATTTGCAACACATGGTCATTATGATAAGTACATATGGACAAATACATATGCTACAGTTACTGAGCCTATAGTATTTATGAAGTCATTAGAGAGTGTAAGGACATATCTTGATTATGAAGATTATACTGAAGCAGTATCTGATGATCATGGTCATGTTACATTCACACATGATTTAATGGATGTAGAAATGAAGACTATTTCATTCTTACGAGCATCAACTATATTAGATGAAGCTAAATCTGTTTATTTCTTTAACTCATTTTTAGCACATTATAATTTTATACAAAGTATAATTGATACTAGACTAAGAAATGAAACAGGTATTGATTTAAAGTTCTATAATACATATGGTAGAAGTAAGAACTTCCTAGTAGGAGAAGATGCAGAGCAATTAGATACTGTTAATCTAAGATTATCATTTGATATGTGGTTTGTTCCTGGTACTGATACTACGGTAGCTGTAAAAGATGTTAAAAACTTTATTAAATCTGAAGTTGAAAAGATTAATGAAAAAGGAATGAATAATCTATTCATATCAAATTTGATGAGGAGAATAGAGCAGAATTTTGGATATGTAGATCATATAAGATTTAATCATATAAATATTTATCCAACTACTATGCAGTCTGTTAGAAATAATACTACGGATATTTCTGATTTATCAGTATCTGAAAGAAGATGGTATATACCAGAATTGCTATTATGTGATGTGGAAGATATTACTATTAACGAGTATACCTCAGAATAATATAGCCTAAAAACAAAAAAATAAACATTATGAATTGAAAGGATAACGGAAAATGCCTGACAATAGAGAAATTAGACTCTTAGATTTTATGGATAACATAGAAGATGAAGAGAATAATAAAAAAATAAATGATGATTTTAAGCAATCAGATGATTATAAATTAAGAATGATAGATAAATCAAGAGATATGGCTAAGAAAGAATATCTAACTGATGTTCTTACTAATACATATAGAGATGCTATTCCTCTTAATGATGAATATAAAGTAGCTTATAAAGATGATATAGATAAATGCTTTAAGGATTTCTTAAATGAAAGATGCCCTCAGGGTGTAGAGTATTATATTAAAGAAGCTATTAAAAAGAAATCTGGATTTGCTAAGAAAGTATTAGAATCTGTAAATAATGTAGTAGATAGAAAATATGATAATATTGCTCTTCATTTAGAAGATGCTGATGAAGACGATGTCGTATTCAATAATGATAAAGATGACCAGAAGAAAGTTAATGTTGTTGGAAGAGAGTTAAATACTGATGAAGTGGCTAATATTGTAAAAGATAATGTAAAACAAACAGCAGTATCTGAAATACAGAGAGCTAAAGAAGAAAAAGAAAAACTTCAAGCAGTAGAAGATGAACTTGCTAATGATGTTAAAATGAATAATCCTCAGCAGGTAGAAGAAGCTATGCAATTAAGAGGATTAGGTGTAAGAGATTATACTCCATCATTATTTAATGGAATTATGATTAGTAATATGAATAAATTCCAAGCTAAAATGGAAGCTGGTGAAGAATTACCAACTCATACATTTGAAGCATTAAGTGATTATCCAATGAATAGTAATAATGGTAATCCTACTATACAAGAATTAGCATTTATTGAGACTGTAAAGGATTATACAAAATATGCAGTATTGAAAGCATTAAAACTTGAGAGTTTTGATATGTATAAAATTGATAATCTTGCTCAGAGTTATGCTCAGAGAAAATATTAAAAAAAGAAGTTGGTGATTTTTAGTCACCAACTTCTTTCTTATTTCAACTTACCTATTTGGGAAATCGTATGCATGCAAAACTTCCTTAGCAGATTTTTTAAACTCATCATATTTTGGGTCAGTAAAAGTATAAGAGGTACAATCCCAGTCACCAGAATAGTATCCCCATTCTTTATCTTCCCCATCATATTCTATTCTAGTAGCATTTATGTTTTCACCATTCCTGTATGTACAAGTGCCTAGTTTACCATTGAATTCGAACTCGTAAGTTGTGATATGGACCGAACGTTCTTTTGTTTCGGTTTTCTTTAAAATAGTAATCTTACTATGTTCTCTTTTTATAATAGGTAGTTCTAATCCAAAAGCGTCTCTAATCTGATTAACAAAGTCAGAATGCTCAGGAAGCTCATATCTATCACCTTCGGGTTCAGTACGGTTACTTTCAATAAGCGTTTTAAACCCATTATACTCAATAGTATGACTTACAATAGATCCAAATATATTTTTAGTATATTTACCTTCCTTACCCTTATACATAAATTTTGTTTCAGTATCTATACATTCATACTCCTTATAGCTATAACGGTCTTCAGTTTTGTCCAAGATAGTAATCTTATCCGCATTAGACTTCTTTTCTTCTTGCTTATGTTTACTACTTGGTATTGGGATTTCATCATCTATTATATCAATATGGTTGGTTGCCTTAGAAACTGTAGATTTATCTGTAGTTGGCAACTCTATATCAAATATATCTTTAATCTGCCTAACAAAGTCGGAATACTCAGGGAGTTGATATTTATCTCCTTCACTAGTATCAATAACAATATAACCATAGTGTTTTGTGACAACCGTTCTAAGTCCATTATACTCAATAATAGATTCTTTTTTAATTTCGGATCTTATTTCGGTACACCTACCTCTAACACCTTTATACATGAATTCCGATATATCTCTAGTATTACCATCACTATCTGATTCGGTTGGCACATTCGTATAATATACTACCAACTTATCAAAATCAAATATTACTGTTGGTATATCAATATTGAATTTTCTTGACATGGAACTTACAAAATCTTCATACTTTGGTAGTTCGAATCTTTTCCCAAACAATGCTGTTTTACCTTTTGATATACCCCACAGACACTCGTGTCCATCATATATAATATATGCGACATTTGTGCTATTAGTGGTTATTTTAGCATATACCCCTTTAATACCGTCATACATAAATTTGGTATCTTCAATTTCAATACCATTAATAGTATGAGTTTTTGTTTTTGCGATTTTAAATTCCTTCATATTAATCTCCTTTTCTAAAAAATAATCATTAAACTACAATACCCCATATGTTTTTTCCATAAAGATAATATATATTCATATTCGTATATCAAAAAAAAATGATAATATATTATTTTCGTGTACCAATAAATTAAATAACTTAATAGATGTCCTATCAGGCTTAACGGGGAGAATGGAGTAACTTATGTTAGAAGTAAAGAATGCAACAGAATTGGAAAAAATGAATAATGTAGTTAATAATAATATAATGAAAATTAACTCTCAATTAAAAGAAGCTGAGAGTGAATTAAAGTTATTAAACTCTGTCGAAAGGTCTTCAAAATGGTTCAAAGAGTTATTACCTATATTACAGGAATTACATAGTAATACTGATAATACAGGTATCTTAAAAACCATAATATCTTATACCACTGTAATAAACGCACACGTTGAAGGGCTTATCGGCTTTGACGAAGGATGGATAACTAGTATTCAGATAAAAATATTGAGTACTAGAAGAAAGTGTATACCTGATACATTCCATAAGCATGTACATCATAGGAATTGGTACTATGACATATATGCATTAAAGGATAAATATCCAACAGCATGTATAAATACCCATAAAGTAGATAAAATAAGCCTTATTGGTCAAGCACTGGAATCTTTAAATGCGTGGTGCCTGCATCGCTTATATACACTGGAAGAGAATCCAAGATTCTGTAGGTAAAGAAATTGGAGAACTGTATAAAAAATACAGTTCTCTTTTTTTATTTATTATAGTACTGGATACTCAATATGAAGTACCAGAATATTGCTTTCTTATAATTTATTCTACTTGCTTCTCTTTTAAATTTAGCGTGAACTCCAGTTTCTTCACCCCATTTATCTAATGTAGTTTTTATAGTTCTAATATTATCATTATTACTATTAGTCTTTCTAAATAATTCAGAACTCCATACTAAGAAATTACTACTATTAATATCTTTTTTATCTTTATGCTCATCATATAGATATAAAAAAAGAACTGCTTGAATAAAAGCTTCTATATCTTTAGTATATTTATCAGTAATAATTTTACTCATATAAAATCTACAATCAGCAAATGATATCTGTGCTAAAGTTTTACATTGATTAATTCTTTTTAAATCTAATCCATTTGTTAATAATCCATTTACTATTTTATTAGTTACTACTTGTACTGAACTTGTATTATTCTCTATTGTATCATCTATTACTATTTCATCATGTGAATCTTTTGTTAATACTACTCTATTACCAGCATTGTAATTTTTCATATATTCTCCACAGATATTCTTTAACATTGATTTCTGGTCATTTCGTATTCTTTGTATGAACCTGATGAACTCTAAATCAGAAGCATCTTTCATAAACTGCTTTAAGAATCTAAAAGAATTATTTATAGATAAGAATAAACCACCAAATACATGTCCACCTTGTTTCATTATATACTTCTCTGATAGATTATCCATAGTATATTGCATAACACCTTCATTAGCACCATACTTAAAGAATAAAGAAAATAATGATGGATATACAGATAACGCATAAATTGCTAATGCTGTATTTAATCCCTTTTCATCATTCTTAAGATAATAGAACCTGATACAACAATAGAAAACCCAGAATATAGGATTATTTCTTAATAGTTTAAAATCTGTCTGAGTAGAAATCTGTTTAGTAATATCTATTACCAATCCTACTACATATTTTGGATCTATTTCAAATAGATTAAAGAACATCGCTTTATCTACATCACCAAATGGAATTAATTCAATAGGTCCAGATGTATGTAGTTTAGATGAATTTCTATCCATATAATTTCCACATATCTGCTTAAATTTTCTATCTCCCATTGGAGTATATAATATCTTTTCTATTTTAGGATATAGATTGATTTTCATTATGTAGTTATTTTTATCGGTTGCTTCTAAAAAATAATCATAATCATCATATAAATCATCTTGAAGCATTTCCATAAAGGTATGAAAATATGAACTGTTCTTCATAATAAAATTACCTTTCTTAACTTTACTTGCATTAATATGCTGTTTTTAGAGGAAAAAAAGAAGACCCCATTATTTGGAGTCTTCTAAACATTTTCTGATGTTAATAGCAATATCCGTTGGTATTATTTTACCGCAGGATTTGCATATACAATTATCATCATCATACTTTATAACATTTAAGATTGCTTTACCTCTATACATTTTAATATGTTGGCATACGGCACCTCTACCCACGCGTGTCGAAACCATACTTAGTAATAAATCAAGTTTTGTATCTTTATTCTTCATGTAATCCCCTTTCAAGATTAAATTTATTTGTTACTAAAAAATAATATATTATCTTTTTTTTTGATATACGAATTAACAAAAAAAAGAAGACTCTAATTAAAGAGTCTTCTTATTAACAGTTATTCTTCTAACTTATCGCACGCTTTGAGTATATCTTTGACAGGACACCCATCACAAATTAAATTATGAATATTATATGTATGGATTCGTTCTATAGTCATCATCATTTCAGACACTGGTTTTATTAATGAAAATTCTACATCTTCATGTACATCATACATCTCATTTTCAGTAAACTTTGATGTATTTATTAATAATTCATTATAAGAAGGTGGTAACATATCAGAAGCCATAGATACAATAGCTTTTGAAACTTCTGTAATTTCATATTCATTGTCACCATAAATCCACTCATTTCCAAAACATGAGATATTCATAATACTCTTGTATTCTACATGATACTCTACGATATCATTAAATGAGTAATTTGATTCACTAAGTTTATAAACCATATTTAATATTCTATACAGAATATTGTTAGGGTTACGATTAAGATTGTTATCTCCAACAACTGATTCAATAAGTTCTTTAGCCTCATCACTCTTGTTATCCTTTAGTAAATCATATACCTTTGTTAATGTATAGTACGCATTGTTCTTTGAAGATAATTTAGCCAAAATATTTTCTACATCAATCATTTTTTATTCCTTTCATTCAGATACATTACTACTGATTTCTTTTAAACCAGACTTTTCTATCAGACTATTGTCATGATATATTAATTCTTTCACCCATGTTGTTATTAAATCATCAAGCATTGCACCATACATCTTATATACACCTAATTTATTCATTGTATTGGGTAAATCTACATTAGACTTATTTAATCTAGCCATTCTACGATATACCCTCATTGATGGTTCATACATCATGACCTTAATTCCATATATTTTTAACGATATATTATCGTGAATTAATCTGAGTTTATCAACTATATCTTTGGTAAATATACCACCATTATCGAAAAGATATTCACGATATTTTATTATAGATTTTATTAAATCTACAGATACTGTTGTTTCATCTTCATTATCATATTTAGATACGATTAACTCTAATTCATCTACCATATCGTTTACTGACTTTTCTAAATCCTTTATTTCTATCATAAAACCATACCCGTTTACTATATTAACTTTCCTTATTAATAATTACTTTTTACAAAATCATATCTCCGCCACTACTTACATATATAGCCAACATATACAATAGTATGATACTAATATGACAATTTATATTGCATATCATACATAACTCGTTATTGAACTTTATATCATACTTTGGAAACAGTCTTTGTATACGTCCTGGGTGGAATATTGTAGGATTTGCTATATGTCCTCTATACGCAACTGGAACTTCATTTATCATAAATTCATATACTCTACGATTCAATTCATCAAGTTTTGATGTATCAATAGTATCCATTGCATCATACATTGACTCATGTTGAGCATAATATAACGTAGTTTCAAGAGAACTACATAACATCTTATAATCCCACTTAGTTTTATCTGATACAGTAAATTTATTCAATGCTATAACAGCATCTTCTAATTTATCCAGTTTATTCATTTTTATTCCTTTCCTTTCCAATAAGTACATCACCGCCCATATCGACATACTTTGCTAGTATATAACTCTCAAACATGTCTAATGCACTTAGTATGGAATTATATGAACTTTTCTTTGAATCATTTTCATCATTCCATAACATTGGATTACTCATACTATAAATAGTATTATTTGGTTTCAATATAGCATATACAGATGGTACTTCAATACAATTGAATTCGAATATTACGTTCCATATTCTTGATAGCAACTTGCTATCAACAGTATCTATATACTTATTTAGGTGACATTTAAACATCTCTCTACAAACCCTATGTATTTTACCAATATCAGATATACTTTTTTCTGAGTTGGAAAACTCTTTAAGTGATGATACTAAACCAAGCAATATACTGGTTAAGTATTTATCAACTTGATTTAGTGTAATTGGTAATTCCACACGATATTCCTCTAAAGTATCATCACACAACTTGTTAAATTCTTCCAAACTCATATTATTCCTCCAGTATACTCTTCATGTGGTCTCTCCATATTGTGAGAGCAGCATACTTCTCAGCATCACTCATATCATTAAATGATTCATAACCATAACTGTTTGCTAATTCTTTAATAAATTCATTCATACTCATACCTTCCTTCTTATCATCAGTAATATTATTCTTTTCCATAAATCTTCTCCTCTTTTCAATAAAGTACTTCATGACTGCACCAGTTGCTTCTATCTGAGCATTATAATCATCAAGTATTGCTTTTGTTATTTCATTCATTTTTTATACCCTTATATCACCAGGTGATTCCTTTCTTTATATCCTTATTCATACGTGCCTTATAATAATCCATCATATTAAATATCATCAAATATATCTCTGATATGTATTTGACTATATCAGTATTGATAGGTTCTAACAAATCCATTTTATTGAGTTCAGAAACTAGATTGTTAATACTATATTATGGTAACATTTTTAACGATTCATCATAGTACTTAAAAAGTCTATGCGTGATAGATAAAATTTTACTAACAATCTGAGCCTTTTCTAAATCAAGTTCCTTAACATTATTGAAGTTTTTAATCAATGACATATCATCACTATCGTCGTATGAAACTTTATCAAAATCTTCTATACTATTACTATATTTTTCAAGTACTGATACAAAAGATTCCAGATAATAAGTATCGCGGTTATACATATCAAGTATACCATGAGATGATGCACTTAAAGCATCTCCTAATACTTTTCTTTTTCTGAAATACCCTTCTATGAAATTTATATCAGGATAATTCCAATTATCAATAGCACATAGTATATTACTAATAGCATCAATTCCTGGGTTATCTTTATAAACCATCTCAATAATTTTATCAATATTAGATATTGCATCATGATAAACCCTGTTCCTTTCACACACACCATCACTCAACCCATTAGTATAGAACTTTTTAGAATCATCTAATGACTCCAATACAAATTCAATACTGTATAACTCATCAAGTAAATCCCTTGAACTAATCATTTTTACTCCTTTACATATATAAGTTATTTAGTTACATAAAAATATTATATAGGTAAAATATTAATAAGAAAGATGAATTTTTATCATCTTTCTTATTACTTATACTATTACTTCAGTTGTTAATTCATTATTAATTATTTCTCTTATTATATACATAATAAAAGGAGTAAAGAAAAATACTTCTAAGCTATTATTTAAGTATATTAATTCTGTATCCAAATCTAACTGTATATCTTTAATACCCAATTTCTCACTTCTTAAATATCTCTGTATTAAAGAACCATAATCAGAATTAACAGGACTATTTAATCTTATAGCTTCCATATAATCTTTTGAAAATATACTTTTACTATCATCAGGTATTAGCATAGGAGTATCTAATACTTCTACAGTTCTTTCGTGCCATTTTCTAAATGATGATTCTCTTATAGAAGTTCCAGGTCTTGTTATATATTTAAACATGGATAGAAGTTTCATATCTCTAGTTTCTAAGAACTTATATACAGATTTAGCATACTTATATTTCCTTTTAGGGTCATCATACTGGTCAGTTAATATTATAGTAGATAAATCATTCTTCTCATTAAATAATTTATGTATATTAATAAAATAAGTCTGTAGAGGATCATACAAAAGTTTACCATCTTCTATTTCACATAAAAAGACATTATGCCTTTCATTATAAAACATAGCCATGTATAACTCTTTTATCTCTTTATACATCTTATCTATTTCTTTTATTTTAAGAAAAGAAGCTTTCTCTATAATACAATTAGTTTCTGTACCAATATTTTCAAGTATACAAACATTCTCTGTTATTACTTGCTTTTCTATTTCTTCTAACTTAGTAGAATCAATATACTCTAATTTAAATTCTATCTTATAATAATTATCAGGCATTACTGTATCATACTGAATATTAGTAACCCTGAATATATAATAATCTTTAAGAGTAGGAATAATAAAGAAATCATTAGGAACTGGTTTTATTGTTTTTGGTAAAACTATTCCATCACCATCCCAATCCGTATCCATTCCTTGATCAGCTTCTGATATATTAAGATTAATTTGATCCATTCCATATAAAGGAAAATTTTCTATCTTATTAAATCTTATAGGTGATCTATTTCCTATAATAGAAGCAACATCAAGAAAACCTTCATCTACTGTAGTTTCATCTATATTAATATGATAGTAAGTTACAAATACTGGAGTAGTATCAATAAATCTAGCTGTAGGAGATTTAAACCTATTCTCAAATTGAAACGTTGTATCTTCAACCATTTTTTGCTCATTAATTAAAAAAGCCATATGGAGTTTTACCTTCCTTTCAATAGTTGATAACTTAAAACTATGTTTTTATACCGTTTATTACAGTAATTTATATACTATTTTTTTGTACTAAATAAAGAAAGGAAGGTTTATTTATGTCAAAGATTACTAGTAAAGAGCAATCTAATTATGATAGAATAGCAGATAATTTAGATATATTTGTAAATGATGTAGCTACTCTATTTATATTTGAAGGAAGAAAGGAGAAAGATGTTAATGAAGCTATAAAGACTCTTAAAAAGGCTGTTAAGCATTTAAGAAATGGGAAACCTGAGAAAGTTCTTGATATGGATAAATATGAAGAGCTACTAGATTATTATGAAAACTGATATTACTCTATTTATATTAAAATCAGATAAAGAACTATATGCATTTTCAACAGACAAAAAAATAGTTAGTGATTTTATATCAACTAGATGTATGGATAATTTTATCATTAAGGAAAAGAAACTTAATGATGAAGATTATGATGTATTTTGCAATATCAATAATGATAAAGTGCTAAATACTGATTATCTATATGATGGAATTAATACTATAGAATTCCCAATGACTACTCACGAGTCATATAAGGTTGATATTGAAATAGATAATATTTATGAGAGGTTGGGTGATAATAAAGATATTATTAATAATAGTAAAATATTTAGAGGTAAATATAAAAAGAGTTTAAAATATATCATTGAATATATTTCATCGTTTTATTATAATAATGATGTTGATTTTAATTCATTGAATGTATTTATTAAACTATTTGGATTTACGATGATAGAAAGTGAGAGATATGGACAGTAGGAAAATTTGTGAAAAATTATACTTTGATATGATTGAAGATAATAATGATTTATTAGATATTCCAAATGTATTACAGAAATTGGATATATTGATGAATAATCATTTATGCTCAAAGTATACAATGGGATTATATTCTTCTGGCTCTTTTTCTAATTTAGATTTTATAACAAAATATCTATTAAAAAGAGATAGTAGTTTAGAGAAATATTTAATCAATTCAACTATAGGAGGTAAAGAAAGTAAAGTATTATCAGAGGGTCTATATATGATAGATATGTCATCAGATAAAACTGATAGATATCTTGTAGTAAATGTAAAGACAAATATCAAATCCAGAGAAGATTTTTCTGGTATAAATGTATATTTTGTTGGTAAAGATAATATTAAAAAGTATAATAAATTTGTAAAGAAATATAACAAAGCCGTAGATACTTATACTGAAAATATTGAAACATTTGAGGTATATGATGCTATATCAGATACATATACCTCTGAAGTATTTAAGTCATTTAATAATATGATTTTTACCAATAAAGAAAAGATAATATCATATATTGATAATTGGGTAAAGAATTTAGATATATATAAGAAGTATGAAATAACTCCAAAGTTATCTATACTAATATATGGACCACCTGGAACAGGTAAAACTACATTTGCAAAAGCTCTTGCAAGGTATTTAAATCAATTTATGATAACGATGATAACTCAATCATATTTCACAGCAACTAGACCACCAGAGTTATATTCAAATAACGGTGTGGTGGTATTAGATGATATAGATACTATTGCAAATAATAGAGATGATGATAGTACTAATAGTAATAAAGAGATAATAGCTAAGTTATTAAAGTTCTTAGACAATCCTCCTGTAACAAGAATAAAAGGAGTTGATAGAGAACTTCATAAAGTACAGATAATAGTTGCTACTACCAATTATTATGATAAGTTAGATAAAGCTGTAAAAAGATTTGGTAGATTTGATTTACAATTTGAAATGCCAGATTTCAATAAAGATGAGGCAATAGAATTTTGTAATCTATATGACTTACAATTAGAGGATGTTACTACTAAATCTAATAATAAAAATTTTAGAATATCACCTGCTGAATTACAAGCATTGTGTATTTCTAATATTGATAAACAAATTAAGACAAAGGAAAGGGTGTAAGTTATGAATTTTGATAAGTTCATTGCGATGGTGTTGAAGACACTAAAGAAAGGTAGAGTAAAGTATTCAGATGATAAGAAAGTAGATTTAACTCCATTTATTAATGAGAGTATTAATAATACTTTGATATCTGAATTAGATGCAGTAATAAGTAAAGAAGATGTAAAAGTAGATGAAGACGACAGTAAATGTCATATAGCAAGTATGATAAAAGTAAAAGAAGATGCATTTGCAAATAAAACATTTGTAGTATCTGTAAATAGAAAGCAATTGGTTAATTCTTTCGATTTCTTGAAAGATACTAGAATAGGTGCATTGCTGAGAAGCTCCACATTATCTTCTATTTATTATCCTATAAAGGATTTATGGAAGAAATTAATTGATTCAGATAAATCTAAGACATATGTTATGTATGTTCCGAAGATATTTGTATTTGCAAATTTATCGGAAATGGATTTATATGATGACAGCGTATTTACAAATCTCTTATTAGTAGTAACTCCAACATCAGATGATATTAGAGAAGCTAATGATAAAGAGATGACAAAGACTGATATAAAGACTCATATAATTACAGATATATTAGAAGCAGTTATAAAGACTGGAAATCATAATGTAATTATTGATCCATATTCACATAAAGTTTTAGCTGATGATAAATATGAGTCAGGAAGTTTATGGAATGATATATCTACATCAGTAAGAGTAGATGAAAATATTCATTCTATAATATTTGATTTTACATTTTGGGATGAGGAAGATTTTAAGCTATTCATTTCAACTGCAAAAGAAGATAAATAATTTATATTAATATTAGGGATACTAGGATTTTTCTTAGTATCTCTAGCGAATGTATATATTATTTTTTTAAGTAGTATTGAAAGGAAGGTTTATTATGTCGAAATTTAATTTAATTAAAGATGTCCCAATAATTCATAATAGGGAAGAACTATCTGAATGGTTAAGACCACTGTATATTATTGATGATATTTTAGTAGATGACGAAGTTTATAACAATGAAAGACAGATGATATTAAACTTAGTAAGAGGTTCTTTTACTATAAGAGCATGTAGAGAATATCCAATAAGGTTTAAATTCAATAAGAAAGATAAAGAAGAATATCAATTAGAGCTAAGAGATTTTCTGATTAATCTAATTCTATTTGAACCATTTATTGAATTATCAGGGTTAGATATATTGAATGAATCTTTTATCTTTAACTGTAAAACAGAGATACCTAAGATAGAGAATTATATTAATAATAAAATAATTCTTACATTAAAAGATTATCAGATAAAGAATACATCTCTTAATATAAGAATATCAAATGTAATATATAATTTGAGAATGATATCTGTAGATTTCTCTCAGATATTAGGATTAAATTTCAATATATTTACATTTGCAGATATGTATACAAGCAATACTGAGATTAAAGAAATAATGGAGACTACGTTCGACGATAATCTACAACCATATGAGATAGAAGCTCAATTAAAAGCACTACAAACAAGAGAAATGGATATTTATAAATCCATGCCTAATAATGAATTGGGTGCTATATTAAGGGCTGCAACTGGAGTTAAACCGAAGCAGTTTACTGAGTTTACTATAGCAGGTGGTTTAAAACCTACAATAGATGGATACACTATTCCTGAAGTAATTCAAAATAGTATTCTTGTTGGAGGTTTAGATAGACCTAGTTATTTCTATATAGATGCAGGTGGTGCAAATAAGAGTCTGATAATGAATAAGCGAGTAATGGGAAAAGCTGGATATTTTGGTAAGTTAGTTTCATTATTAACTCGTACATTATCAATGAGTACCGAAACTTCAGATTGTGGTAATCCTCATTTAATAGAAATAGAAATAAAATCAGAAACTCATCTTAAGAGATGCGATGGTAAATATTATAAAAGAAATAGAGACGACCTTGAATTGTCTGTATTAAGTTATAAGAATAATAAAGATCTTATCGGTAAAAAGATTTATATAAGATCAGCTATCACATGTGGATTGGGTAATCATGTATGTGCAAAGTGTATTGGTATACAAGCCTTAACTAATTCAGATATAGCACATGGCATGTCAACATTCTATTCTGAAGAAGTTACAAAAGTAATAGAGCAAAATATACTATCAACTAAGCATCTATTAGAGACATTCTCAGAGATGATTAAGTTTAATGATAATTTCTATAAGTTCTTTAATATGATTGGTGGAGAGATAATGCCATTGTTAGAATTAGAGGATGAAGATAAAGATATTGAAGATTATGCTATTTATATTAATCCTGAAGATATTAATAAGATGGATGAATATGAAGATGATAGCCTATTCAATAACTATATATCTAATGGTAGATTTGTTATTAGAAATATTAATAATCCTGAAGAAGAAGATATTCCTATAGAGTTAGAAGATAAAGAGCTCTATATATCTAAAGATATTATTAAGGATATTAATAAGAATAATGGATATGTATATTTCTCAGATTTAGATGAAGATACAAAGATATTTGAAATCAGTATTCAGAATAAGGAATTGACAAAGCCTCTTTATGACTTGATGAATCTTATTAATAAAAAGAAAGATTCAAATGTAGAAGTAACTTTAGATTCTATGTTACAGGATTTCTTGGATTTGATGGTTACTGCTAAAATACAAGCATCTATAGTAGCAGCTGAAGTTATTATTAATAGATTAGTGAAAGATGTAAATAATATATATGATAGACCAAATTTCTCTCAGAAGATATTACCACCATATCAAATAGTAACTGTAAGAGATGCATTGAGAAAGAATAAATCTCCATTAATAGGATTATCAAGTGAGGGATTAAAGAAACAGATTTTAGATGATGAGTTATTTGAATCAAGAAATTATACATCATACTTAGATCCTTTATTCAAAGAAGAAGTTGATATGACTAATCTAAAAGGATATAGTCAATATATTAAAAAGTAAATAATTGATATTAGTACTCTATTAAATTAGGGTACTAATATTTTTTTATCTTATATGATAATTCTATATATATATATATCATTTATTTAGTAACAATAAATAATATTTGTAAAGGAGATATAATATGTCAATTTGGGGTAATGCATTTAAAGGAACTGATGATGGATTAGGTAATGAAGCATCTAAATCAAAGGGGAACTATATGAAGAACCTAAAGGATGATTATGAAAGGTTATTAGCTCATAGAGAACTATCAATAAAACGAAATCGACCCGATTATGAGATTAAAGCAATTGATAATAGACTTGAAGAGCTAACCCTAAAAATGGATGTCTATGTAAGAACTGGTAAGTGCATGTAAGACAATATAAGAAAGATAAGGACTGTACATCCTTATCTTTTTTTTTCTACATTAATAAATCATCAGCATTAAGCTGTTTACTTAAAACTAAGTTCTGATGGAATTTCTGTAAGTTTGCCTGTGTAAGGTCAGTAGCACATATTGAAGCCAATAATCCTATATTGGTATTATCAACTTCATAATAGAAATTTCCACCGCATGCATTACATATACATTTATCTTTTCCATATCCTTTACAATACAAAGGACTTCTCATCTTTACTGTTTTTCCCACTAACTGCTTTTTATTTTCTTTAGTAATCTCTAATAGTTTATTACCACTTACTCCAATATATCTATTATCAAAGTTATTGATATTACTATCGGTTAATGTCACTTCTATATATTTAGTAGATCCACAATCAGAACCTTTTGGTCCTAAGTATTCAGATTGGAATGCTGCTAATAACTGCTTAGACATATAACCAGAAACTTGCGTACCGCATTTTGAATATTTATAAATATTCTCTGTATTCATATAAGGTCGTTACTCTTATACCGTTTTATTACTATTAATAAAACTGCTATATGTTACCATATAGATTAGACTATATCATCATTATATACTCTATTACCAAGTATATAATGCCACGCACTTCCACTAGACTTCTAGTGTACTCTACTCACTTCTTCATATAGATATTTCTTCTATACTATGTTTTCGATAGTCGTTGAACGTTATTTAAAAATTATAAAATTGAGAAATTTTAGTTCTCCTTTTCTTTAATCTGATATCTCTAACAAATTCTCTACTGACACCAAACTCTTTAGCTATCTCAGGATCAGACAGTTTTTTCAATTCCAATTTCTTACAGATTTTATGGATTGTATCATCAGTCATTGTAAATGGTTTTGCTTTACCTAATTTTGGAAATTTATACTTAGACACTACATGCCTCCAACATTCACCTGATCTAATATGTTGAACTGTTTTATTACTAACACCTAGTATTTCACAAATCTCTTTATTAGATTTTTTCTTCATAATAAGTTCGCATATCTGTACAGCTTCCTTCTCTGTAATCTTAGCAAGATGAGTTTTTTCACCTCTTATTTCATCACAGAGACCATTCTTCCAAGCATGATCAGAATTCTCTTTAGAAGTAGTCCATTCAAGATTAAAGGAAGCATTACAGTGTTTAATACCATTTTTATGATTTACCACTAAATCGTCAAAAGTTAATCCTTTTTTTAAATGCCTCTTAGGTATCGCACAGAAGTATTCAGCGACTAATCTGTGTACTAAAAACTTATATTCAGCTCCTTTAAATTTTAAAGAGAATCTAGCATATTTATTAATATCTGTAGTAAATGTATAAATCTTATTAAGCTTGTGATTTTTGATATTACCAAAATTAGATATACTATAATCCGTCTTTTTTCCATCAATTTTAATTTTTTTCCATTTCTCTGTCTTCTTCGACAACTTATCTTCATAATCCAATAATTCTACGTTAATAATAACCATAATATTTTATTCCTTTCATTTATAACATTATTATTAATATAAGTGTTGTCGATTTTTAAAAATATAATTTTTAAATCTTCGCTGCTGATTGTCGTATACTTACGATGTTCCAGCAATTCACGTGGTTTATAGGCTGCCGATTATTTAAAGACAGCCTTTGGATAAGCACCAGAAGTAATAACATTGCTATGTGCTTCTATGTCTTTTTTAGCTAGTCCATCACATAACGAATTTGTTATTATCTCATATTCTTTAGAGTAAGGATTTTGTACAGCTCCTCTCATTAAGAACATATTCTTCAAGTGGTTACCCACGCTACCTCTAGCACCTGATGTATATAGATCCATACCTATATCTCCATCCAGTTCTTTCATAGTAGCATCTATCAATTCCTTTTCTATTTTTTCTACTACTCTTACATCACCTTTAGCAATAGCATCAGCATTTTCTTTTAATAGCTTTTCTTTTAACTTTGCTACTGAAGGTGGTATCTTTGTAGTCTTTAGAGTAAATGATGAAGTAATTGCAGTGTGGAATTGTAAACCAAACCAGTCTCTAGTATTAATATAATTCATCATTTGATGAGTATCAATAAGATCATCTTTTAATGCATCAGATACTTGACCTTCAAATTTTTTAAATCCTTTTTTAGTCATAGCATAATTCTGGAATGACATAAAAGATTCAAATCCTAATTTTTCTATCATCATCTTATTATATACTAATCTACCAACTGTGGTTTCTATAACTTCACCTTTTTTAATTAATAAAGGATAATCATCATGAGATAATGTAACAGTATCGCATACATTGAAAGGTGGTTTATTAACTTTATCACTATCTCTTATATCAGTATTAGTAGTTTTAGAGAACCACTTAACAAAATTATTATAAGTCATATCTTCTGGTTTTAAAGAAACGAAATACTTCTTTTCTTCATCAGTTAATTTCTTATAATTACCAAATGGATCTTTTGTTAATACATAGAAAGTTTGAGTTGTTTCTTTACCTGAATCTCTGATTAATTTTCCTTTATTATCAATATAATTCTTTTTACTATAAATAGCTTTTTCTATTTCCTCATTTGCTTCTTGAGTAAATAATATTTTTTCTGTAGTTTGATCTCCATCATCAAATTAATTATTGTTAATCTATATATCTCTATATAGCTCAGACTATATCTTCATTATATATTCTATTACCAAATATATAATGCCTCCCGTTTCCATATAATTAATATATGTACTCTACTCATTTATTCATATAAGTATTTCTCTTATATTATACTTTCGATAGTCGTTGAACCTTACTCTATAAATAGAGTCTTGGCTGCTGATTGTCTTTCTCTTATTAGAGTTAAGAGTTCCCAGCAATTAAAGAGGTTTAAGGTGACCATAACGGAGAAGTTTAATCACCATCTATACCACTAAGATATGAATTTGAAAATTGAGTCGCATCTAAGAATAATGTAGGAATATTATGTACTGGGGTATTTATATCAATATCTGGATACCATTTATATAATACTCCATTTATATTCATAGGTATTGTCTTAGCTGTAGAACCAACTCTTATCTTAGTGAAAAATGTACCATACATTTTATTTATTGGGTATCTGGTTACTTGGAGATGTTTATTTTTAGCAATATCATCACAAGCCATATATAATAAATCGGTTCTTGTTATTGGTCTATTGATGATACCTAACTCAGAATCACTTTCATTACTCATTGCTTTTCCACTAAATATGTAATATATTGGTTTAGTAGAATTAGTAGGCAATACTATTTTATTAAATCTTGATTCTGGGTCTTTCATAAATCCATCTATAAGTTTTTTAATATACTTATCTGAGAAGTATGATTCAGGATCAACTAATTTAATTACAGTACTAGTATCATCTCCTTTTAACATAAAATTATTCTTTTGCTGAATAATATTTCTATCAAAGAACGATTTTACCCACTGTACTACAAAAGGATACATTAATGAACAACACTGAGCTAATGGTAATAAAGTATATTCAAAAGATATCTTCAAATCATCTACAGTATTTGCATGATATGTGGGTGAAGTAATAACAGTTCTTATACAATAATCTACATTCTTACCCATAAGATACTTACGTATCATACCATTCTTCTTTTCCAATTTATGCTTGAAATAATCATATATAGCAACCATTGTATTTTGAATAGTATAAATAGTACTATGGAACTGAATAGCAAATAATGACTGTCTATCTAATAAAGAAGATAGTCTAATTAATTTACCATATAGATTATTAATATCATCAGTTTCTCCACCACCAGAAGTAGAACCAGTTTTAATATCTCTAAAGAAAGCAGGGATTACTATTACATACTGAGTAAATAATTCATCTTTTTTAGTTTTCTTTAAAAGATTGATTCTTTCACTTCTCATACCAAATTCTTCACTAGTATCTTCATCATTCTTTGTCCAATTTATTTTTTCCCAATTATCATAAATAAACTGTAAACCTGTTTCTCCTGCATTTTCATCTTCTACTAGTCTACCTGAAGAATCTATTCTGTAATACATTTCTCCATTGATAATTTTATCAATATTTCTAAACATCCTCTTTATTGCTTTATAAATATGAGGATGAAAAAAATGGCTATGGAGATCTATATAAGCAAAAGTATTTCTTCTTGAGCTAGTAGTAATTCCAAAAATTTCATTGGATATTAATCCATTAGGTTGAGGAATATTACCTCTTTGGAATAATACAGCAGATGTAATAGGTTTCAGATTATTTACATCAATAAATTCTTTTGTATTAAATAAATCTATTTTCATTTATGAATTTCCTTTCATATATGGTTTATTGGATTGTGTTTAGACTAAAGTTTATCATAGGGTACAATATTTTAATACGATTAAGAAAGGAAATATAAATGGCTAAAATAGTATTAAAAGAAATTCAAGATTATATAAATAATGTAGCTAAACTAGCTCAGAAAGTTGCATTAGAAAGAAAGAATAGTAATCAGAAATGGTCATTACCATCAGTATGTATAGCACAATCAGCTATTGAGACTGGTTGGGGTAAATCATCTATAATGACTAAAGCTAATGCATATTTTGGAATTAAGTCTGGTAGAAATTGGAAAGGTGCTGTTTATAGTACAAAAACTAGAGAATGGTACGATAATGTAAATGCTACTAATATAACAGATACTTTTAGAGCATATAATACATTAGAAGATTCTATTAGAGATTATTTCAATCTTATATGTGAATATGCAAGATATAGCAAAGCATGTAATACAATGGATGCTAGAGAATGCATTCAGGCTATTAAAGATGGAGGATATTCTACTTATCCAACTTATGTAAATGAAGTAATGGCTATTATTAATACATATAACTTAACTCAATATGATTCTGTGTTGTTAAGTCAAGATGCTAAACCTAGTGAAGGACCAGCTAAACCAGAATTAGAATCTGTAGTAGATGATGTAATTAATAATAAATATGGATCTGGTGAAGAAAGAAAGAAAAACTTAGAATCAAAAGGATATAATTTCAGAGAAGTACAGGATAGAGTAAATGATAGATTGCGTTTACAAAAGCCTGTAGAAAAAATAAATTATTTTCCTAAGTTTGACGGTCACACTACAAGTATTGTATCAGCATTAAAAGCAGTTGGTTGTAATGATACTTCTGTGAAATATAGAAGAGAAATTGCTGTAAAAAATAAAATAGTACCAGTTAAGTTTTTATATGTAGGTACAGCTGACCAGAATACTCGTATGCTTAGATTACTTAAATTTGGTAAACTGATTAAACCGTAAATATATTACTACCTTAGTAAAAAAATACTAAGGTAGTAATTATTATTAATGATGCTCTTCAGATGTTTCTAGTGCAACAGGTTGTTCATTATTTAATTTAACCAATTCGGTTATTTTTAAATCATCATATACAACTACAAAATTTGTTAATGTAATAAACATAGTAATTTCTATTAGTCTCGGTATATACTCTAAATCAATATCTTGAATATCTACTCCAAGGTTATATGACGAATATACTAATACAGATTCATCTAATGTTGTATTCATAACAGATGATGGTATATAGAACGGTACATCATAAATAGAATTATGCCTAATATTTGCAGTTTCATTTTTTTCTTGGAATATTCCAACATTATTAATCTTTAATCTATATCTACATTTATTAGATTGGGTTATACCGTGAGGTAATGGGTTTCTTAATCTAAAATCTATTCTAGGATTAAAGCTTTTAACTCTTCTATATACAGTTTCATTATCCTTATTAACACCAAGAACTATAGCAGTATCTTCTACATCTAAAGGTCTTACAATCTGTGAATGTTCAATTTCTGCATTATCTTGATATATTGAATAGTCAATATATACCTTATAGTAATTTTGTAAAGTATCTATTGATTTAACTTTCTTATCTTTAATCCAATCAGTAAATTCTTTATACAATTCAGAATTTGATTTTGTATCAGGTCCTTCCAATGTATTGATATTGATAATC